CTCGACGTGCAGGTTACTTTTGGCGACCAGAACATGACCATTGAACTGTTCCCTGCGGACGCCAACAACAACCCAATATACGACCAGGACATTATCATCCCCGCTGGTGCCATCGCCAACAACAGTGTCGTCGGACTGGAGGGGACCACCTACATAGACCAATTCGGCGGCACGGGGGCAGTAAACCAGACCTACCGGCTGGGGTTTTTCCCTGTTATATGGGATTCCGTGCGGGTGGACCTGGACGGGGTTCGCTGGTCGCAGGTTGACTACTTTACTGATTCGCAGCCCCGCCGTGAGTACCGGGTGGAATTCGATTCGACCTACACCGCCTACGTCATCTTTGGCAACAACCGCGCCGGACTGATCCCCGCTCAGGGTTCTGTCATCCAGGTAACTTATCGTTCGGGGGGTGGGACCAAAGGCAACATTGTCACCAACTTCGCTCAGACGGAAACGGTCGTCCCCGTGGAAGGCTTCGACTTTAGCGTGCCCGTCAGTCTGTCAAACTACACCAAAGGTGAATTCGGTTATAACGGGGACACGATAGACGACATCCGGCAGAAACTCCCGGCGTATTTGCAGACGCAGAACCGAGCGGTAACGGGCCTGGATTACAAAACGTTGGCAGACCAATTCGCCACCCCTTACAACGGCAAGGTTGGGAAAAGCACCGCCATATTGCGGAATTATGGTTGTGCGGCCAACGTGGTGGACCTCTATGTGTTGGCTTATGACGGCTCACTCCCTTCCGGTGGCTTGGTGGAGGCATCCAACGACTTGAAGGTGGCCATCCAGAATTACTTCGACGGCGTAAAGATGTTTACAGACTACCTTTGCATCAAGGACGGTGTTGTTATTTCCACAGACATTGGCATCGAGGTCGTCATGGATAGGTTCTATCGTAAGTTCGAGGACCAGTTTAGGCAGCAAGTCAACAACCGCACGAGCGCTTTCTTCAACCTTCCTAATTGGGAGTACGGACAAACCCTACGAGATACCGACCTGATTCGTGCCCTGTCGGACCTCAAGGAGATACGACGTTTCGAGATACTGTTTACCACGAACGATCCGACAAATTCCGGCCAGATCGTCACGGCCCAATTTAACGAGATCATTCGGCCCGACGTGACGACCATTAGTTTCCTTTACGAGTAAGGAGCGGCATTGGCACTCAAGACCATCGACCAAAACCCGTCCATCACCGACACGGTGGTATTTGACATCCTGACGCCCGACGCCAACGGGTGTTTCGGAGCCAATCCGTACATGGTCAACAACGTCATCCTCTATTACGTCCAGAGGGACTTCGCGCTCGGCAACCCCACCGAGTATGAAAAGGTCGCCTACGACAAAACCCAGGAGGCGGCGGTTGACAACGCGATTGCCGTTGCTTGCCAGACGCCGACGCCCGACAACATCGCCCTAGCCAAGCAGGCGCAATTGCAGGCCGAGTCGCACGCGACGGTCAGTCCGGTGTACTTTAACGAGGCCCTGACCGTGGACGTGGTGGGCAATCCCGCATACCCCGCGTGGCTTTCCACCGACATCGGCAATGCCTTTATCACCAACATACCGACCGACGACCAGGGCAATCCACAATACGGTCACTTTCAGTTTACCTGGGAGCCGCTTGGGATGCGCGAGGGCGACTATTTCATCTGCTGGACCTGGACACTGTTACCCGCCGGAGACAGTCTCTCGGCCCATACCCCATTCACCTTGAAAGGTGACACCCAGCAGACGACGAGCATTCCGACGCACCAGACGGACCCGATCAAGTACCCCACCTTGTTAGACCGCTACCTGCCGGAGATGTTTAAGATGACTCTGTGCCCCGGCGATCTCTCGACTCAGGTACTTCACCAGTTCAATCTGGCGGTCGCCCAGGGATTCACCGACCTGGAGAACCTATACAACCAGATTGTTGACCTGTTGGACGCCAACGCGCTGGCAGAAGCTTTCCTGCCTCTATTGGCCCGCCTCTTCAACTTGAAACTCAAGTCCCACGACCCCACCCGTTGGCGGCGACAAATCAAGACGGCGATCCCTTTGTTCAAAGCCAAGGGCACAGTACCGGCAATGGAGGAAGCGTTTCAACAGGCCGGAATGAACATGACCAAGTTAACGCGGATGTGGCAGGTCGTCTCGTTCTACACCTGGCAGGACCAGTTCGACTACCTGGGTAGTAACGACTTCATTCTGAGTCATACGGCCCTCCCCAGCGATACGACCAACTTTGCCCTGTCGATCCGTCACGCCGAGGACACAGGCTATACAGCGACCAGCTATACTAACGTGTCGTTTACCACGGACGGCGGAATTACCACGATGACCTGGACGGGGCCGGCGCTGCAACCGGGTGATAGCCTGCTCGTCCTCTACCTCATCAATCCAGTGCCGGATGCGAACAGTCAGTTGATTGAGAACTATATCCGCACACTGCCCTTGGCGGACCAGAGGGATGAGCGTGACCAGGGTTACCCCTTGAAGAACTGGAACGTGCGGATGATTGAGGAAGATGATCCCATGTTTGGAGTGGTCATTCCCAACCGCTACCCGTACCAGGAGGCCCTGGTGTTTGGAAAGATCAGAACGGAATTCCCCTACTCGGAGAATACTTATTTAATGGACGAGTACAACGGCAGTTTGCGCGACTCGCTGGAACCCTGTGATATAGACAAGGACTTTCTCGACCCCTGCGGCCAGTGCCAGGGCAGCAAGTTCAGCATTGACCTGGAAATCCAAGACCTTTCTAACGACCGTTTGGTGGAAGCCCAGGACATCATTCGGGACTTCTCGCCGTTCCACGCCGTCCTGCACTCGATTAACTTCAGTGGCGGCGTAGACGAATTCATGCAACCCCCGGTGGAAACGATTGAGTGCCTGGTTCAGTACACCGGGCGGGAGGAAGTTGTGGCCGGCGGCGCTCAGTACATCTTCAGCCGGGCCATGTTCGGCGGTTTTGACGTGGCCCAGATAAAACGCAACGTCCTGGCCAACGCGGTCCTTGTCGTCAACAACGCGGGCGGCACGGCTTATAATGATAACATCGTAATTGCGTGCCCCCAGGTGAATTTCAGCGAGATCGGCATGAATCTTGAAGGGTCCAACGTACTGGAGATACTGGCCCCGTCGCCGCTGGCCGGGAAGTATGTGCTATCCGCCCCCAACAACAATTACGCGGACATCGCCCCGACCCCGCCAACGAACCTGACCCAGCCCGTGAGCCACGCCCCGTTCACCTTCCGGTTGTCCAACAACGTGTACACCAACACCACGGCGACCATCACCCAGGACAATTATGTGGAACTCAAGGACGCCAACGTTTCGTTCGCGGCGCTGGGGGTTGTTTCTGAGTGGGACATTGGCCAGGGCCATCTCGGCGGACCTTGGCAAATAAAAATCCCTGCCTATTCGGCCACCCCGTATGTCATCCATCAGGTTTTGCCCGATGGCGGGTTGGTCCTGAAGTACGCCACCAGCCTGCCGACCAGCAACGCCTCCAACCTGACCTATCAGTTGCTCACTGACCAAAACGTGGTGATGGCCAACAGCACCACGGGCAGCATTGTTGTGACCAAGCGTGCCCTGGTGGACATTAGCAGCGATCCTCTGATGAACGACCTGTCCACGATCACTGAGCCTGGCGAGTGGATGTTGGACAGCACCGGCTCACAATATCAGATCGCGGACTTGGTGACCACCGCCAGCGGAAGCGTCATGCTGACGCAAAAATTCCACATTTGGGGGTGGACTCTTGGGAATGTGGGGAGCCGCACAATCCACATTTATAACCGCCTGGTAGACAACCAAGTTGGCTACCTCGGCTATATCGGCCAGGAGTTACATGCGGGCACGAACCTCGAAACCAGCCTGGGAATCAACAACGGTGCGAACCCGCCGGCTGTCACCCTGGAGGACAGCCACTTCAAGGAGAACTTCCTGGTGGTTATCGGCTCGGATTACTACTCTATTGCGGCCATCAACGGGGCGCAGTTGACGTTGATTGGCACACAATACGACTGGAAGACCTTGGCGGCGGGCGGCACCCCGGTGACTTTCAACGTCTACCGCTACATCCGGCAGCCGTACACGATCCAGGGGATGAAGTTCGATCAAATCGACCGCCGGGGCAAGGAGATTATTACCAACGACCTGGATCAGACGCAGGTGTTGGCTGCGGCCCCGCCTGAATTCCTGTTCGCCCAAATGAACAAGCCGGCCACGGAGGTCGTGGAGCCGGTGGAACAGAGCGAGTCGATAAAATACACCATCGAGTACGCGGACGGTACTAAGGAAAAAGGAGAAATATGATTGAGGACGCATTGACCCCGAAAGGGTGTGTCGAAGCGATAATAGAGTACAAGGACGGGCCGACCGAGATTGTCCGATTTCCCAATACCATTTTGCGGCTCGGCAGGCAGGCGTTGGCGCAATGTCTGACCAATCAGATCGGCGGCGCGTTCGACTTTTTCATTTCCCGGATGCTTTTTGGCGACGGCGGGACCAACGGGGGCACGATCAAGTTCGTTAGCACCGAGCGCAACGGCCTCTTCGGGGTCACCAGGGCCAACAAGCCCGTGATGGCGAGTATCGACCAGACCGCCCCGACGCAGGCGATCTTCACGTCGGTCCTGACCTTCCAGGAGGCCAACGGGTTCACACTGAGCGAAATGGCTTTACAAATGAATACCGGCGACTTGTACAGCATGGCCACGTTCCCCGACCTGAGCAAGACGGCACAAATGCAGATAACCTGGAACTGGAGACTGTCCTTTGTCTAAACTGGAAATATGCAAGCTATATAATGAGGAATGCGGGAAGGAAATCAACGTCCTGTTCGTGGACGATCAGATGTTCGATTATATGATTGATGAGGATTCTCTTCGCAGCGCTTCCATCTATTGCAATAAGAACCCGAATCTGAAGAAGGCCGTCCACGGCGACATCATGAAGCACTTTGTTGACAGCTTTAGCGAGTTCATCGGCAGGCCCGTAACCCTAGACCAAATCTGCCAGGGAATCGAGGCGGGGGAGATGGAATGTACATCGTAGACGAGACGGATCACCGCTTCTGTATCAAGACCAGCACACTCCCCAACGCGGGCCTGGGATGCTTCGCCAAGGAGCGGATTGTCAAGGGAGATTACCTGGAGGTCATCGGCGCTCTGGTCCGGTGCAATTCGAGCGCAGATCATTGCACCCACTACGCCAACCGCTACAAGTTCGCGGCCAGAGATAAGTACACCGCTTATATCGTGCCAATGGGCTACGGTGGCATGGTAAATCATACCGACGACCCAAAACTCCAGAACGTGGAACTCCGCTGGATCAAAAACCTGCCCAAGCGCAGCCCGCACGCCGGTGAGATCGTTTACATGGCGTTGCGTGACATCGAGCCGGAGGAGGAATTGTTGGGCAATTACGGTGACGCCGTGGGTAAAGAAATCCAGTGGGCGGCGGACAAGGCTGAAATCTTTGCCAGGGAAGAGGATGTCTGGGAGAGCTTTCTCAAATATGACCTATATAACTTGGGTATATTGCGAGAACGCCTTTAAGGAGGACAATGCCCGAACTTGATTTGATTCCCGTCCCGCTTTATAATGCACTCCAGCCGTACCACGTCAATTTTGACAACCTCCCCTTGCAGGCTTTGATAACTCGAATTGGGGTCGTCAATGACGCGGTGGATATAGTCTCCAGGGACATCCAGAACTCGGTGGGGTCGCA